TTTTCGTCGTCCCGAAAGGCTTTGTGGAAACCTTTTTTTGCGTAGAGCTCAAAGGCATACTCGATACGTGGAGTAATCTGATGCTCAGTTACTTCGCCGGTAGCCCTTGTTATTTTGAGTCGTGCCATTGTGTGCCCCTTTTCTTTTTAGTTATACCGTTGTATCTACAACGATAGGAGAGTTGCAGGTAAAGGTAATGCTCTGAGTAGAGATATCGCCTACCGCGCCGTTAATATCAGTAGTGTTATTTACTAATACTGTTGTCTGATATTCAGGATTATCAGCTGCAATAGCTGCCGATGTCTGCTTTAGCGTTAGAGGTACTGTTGTACCCCAAGCAGCTTGTAGAGTCTGTAATACTTCACCGGTTACGCGATCATTAAGAAAATCTAGCGTAATCGTTGAGGTCTCCAAACCTTTTGTAAAACGTCTCGAGGCATCGCCCATGGCCGTGACCTCAAGCTCCTCGAATACGCGGTTAATTGTCGCGCTCGTTACGTGATCTGAGAGGTCTACCGAGTTAAGGGTTACGACCACTCCATTTGATAAGAATACGGCCATTAGCCTATTCCTCGCTCTCTGTAGTTGGTATTGTTTCGATTTTTATTTTTGCTACTTTGACCGGAGCGGGCTCGTCTACGATCTGCCCGATCTTTCGCAAAAACTTTAGGTCATCCTCTGTATATGCCATTAGTTACTCCCAGCTCGTTAATATTGATATCGTAATATCAGTAGTTAATAAATCGCCGCTTTGTACGGTTAAAACGCTTGGAGCGCTAACCGGTCCGATATTCATAACGATCGATGAGGCCGCTAATTTTTCATACACGGCGCACACCATGGACTCGATACCTTGGAGGTTTCCTTGGTTATCGTACATAGGCACGTTACAAATAATGCGAAAGGATGCCATCGGCGAGATATTGGCATACTCGTTATTGCTTGGAGTTATGTAAGGATCTGCCGGGCTAACGATCACACTATTAGCGGTGATAGTTGGAGGCGGATACGCGTACGTATTCCAAACGTTATTATTAGCAAGGGCCGCAGCTAGTGAGGCTCTTAAAGTTGTAATCGGTGCGGTCATTATCCGACCATCGCATTAGGGCTCATATATCCGGCGATGAGACCGCGGATCTTGCCGATCATGCTATTACCCATCCGATACGGTGATGGACTAAAGCCATCGATAGATACGCCGCCGGTTTGTGATACTTGGCGAGCTTGCCAAATATCCACGGCAAGGATCATCGAGGCCTCACGGATAGCCGGAGTAGTTGCATAAGTATTAGTCTTTAGATCTGCGCCGATAGCTTGGCCATAAGGCAGGATCCTAAAAAAGTTTACATCGCTAGCGGTTTTACTAAATTGGATAAAGCTATAACCAGCCGGCCAATTCCAAGCGTAGGTATTCCACGCGATCGACGGGATCTGATTAGTTGTACCTGCACTCCATGGCATAGTGCCCGTAATTGTGTAGGTACCGTTAAAAGTTGAGCCGCATCCACTCAAGGTTACGCTCTGCCCTGTTGTAAATATTGCAGGGTTAGCAATCATTACCGTAGCTATATTATTTTGTAGTGTTGCTCCGACTACCGGCGCTGAGTCAAACCATAAAAATTGGTTAATGAGATCCTGAGCAGTTTGGCATACCTCCTCGACCACGCTATCCGGGTATAAATCTTGGATACCGAGGTTATCGCGTAGCTCTTGCTCGGTTACGTATGTAGCCGCCATGGTCTGCTCCTCTCAAAGTTAAAGGCCGGGAGGGCTCAAAGGGCTAAGAGCCCTCCCGACTACTAGGGTTTTTCTATTTATGACAGGTTGTAGCGGACTAGACCCTTTGGCATTTTCACAATCGTGGCCATAAAACCATAAATTGCAACCTGTACCTGAAGGTTAGATACAACGTTTACGCTCATGTATGCCTGAGGTGAGCGGTATACCGTCATAGCCTCCGGCGCAACGATAAACGCTGAGTCGTCGATAGTTGTAGATACCATCTGATGATCCACGTATAGATCCAAGCCGAGGACGTTGCCGCGGATAGATGTAGGTGTAGATAGACCGCCGCTATTCATAGGAGCGGTTGCGTTGTAAATTGGACGGCCTGTCGAGTCTGTCGCACCCATTAGGAGAGACCATTGTGACGGACCAGCTACGTAATTCTTAGCAAAGTAGCTCGTATTCTTGTAGATATTAGCTGACTCTGTAGATACGTAAGAGATGATACCGGCGCTAGTAGCTGCAACGCCTGTACCTTGTACGCCACCGGCTACTACGTCTGCGATTACCGCGGCATCTGTAGCTAGTGAGTAAGCGCGTTGTAGCTGATTAGTTAGCTCAGCGTAAAAGTTTGGATCCGAGCGCTCTAGCAATTCAACGCTGAGCGTATTCATACCCGCATACTTTTTAACTGTACCTGTTAGGTACTCTGTAACCATACCTGTATTTTGTACGGCTCCGGCTTCTGCCTCTACTGTTACAACAGGTGCAACACCGTTACCTCCACCATTGGACGTTACCAATGACGGGATCGAGATACTCATGCCCGAGTTAGGGAGTGATCCCTGAGACAGGGCATTAATCATAGGAGTATCAAAGTTAGTATTAGATACAAACTCTGTTAGGTACTGTGTTGGAGAAAATGCAGGGTTTGTAGTAAAGCTATCATCCGCTGCGGTTACGTATAGTCGTGATGTGTCATCGCCTAGAGCCGCTTTAATTTTGTGCTCTGTATATGATGCCATTGATGTAATCGGTGTACGTAGTCTCTGAGAGTCTAGGACCGATGGACGGATGATCTTACGAGCAGCCTCGACCTTTTCAGCCTCGACCGGTGTATCTACCGGAGTTTCCTCCGGTGTATTTTCTGGGGCTGTAGTCACAGCTTCCTCGCTTTCGGTTTCTGTTTCAGTTTCAACCTCTACGATCGTCGTAGAGATAGTTGTAGTTTTTTCTTTTGTACTTGTCGCTGCCTCAAGCGCTGCTCGAGCTGCGGCAATATCAGTAACGGATGCGCTAGAAAAGGCCGCGCTCTCGACGAGGCTAACCTCTTTGAGGACCGCAGCCGTAACTAACAGGTAATCACCCATCGGCTTAGAGGCAGTTACATCTACCCCTACGGATAAGCCACTTACTAGGTTTTCCTGAGCGAGTACGAGCGCATCTTGTCCCCGAGTGCTACTCGAAAGCTTAAAAGATCCGTAAACGCCATCTGTAGAGTCGCTAAAGCTGATAGCGCGACCTACCGGCTTATCTTGTTGATGCTGCGATAGTAATTTTATTTTTGTTGCATCCGGGATAGCGATACTACCTCGCTCAAACATTACCGGCCCTGCACTTGTAAAACCGACCTCGCCATATGGTGCTACGAGGCCTGACACGATACGGCGCTCCGTATCTGCGGCTTGGATCTCTTGACTAAACGTTAGTAGCACTTGCATCTCCTAGCGGTGTTAGTTGTTCCATTTGTCGAGCTTGCTCAACACTAATTAAATCGAGATTTAACATTTTCTCGATAATATCTAAACGATCTTTTGCATCCGTACGTAAAAACGTATCGTCTACGGCAAAACGTACCTGATTAGATGAGTTTGTTATGTCGTTCATTGAGAGGCGATCCTCAATAGCAGATATGTAAGGTTGCAGCGAATAAGCTACAAACTCTTTACGACCGTCGATAATATTTTGATATGTCATCGAGTTATTCATGTCGCTCGAGATCATGTACGCCGGTACGTTCATCGCGCGCGCGATCTCCGTACTTAAATATTGTGAGCTTTCGTTATAGGTCATGTCCTTAGGTGAAAAGGATGTAGGTACATACTCGAGAGTGCTAGTTAGGTAAGCCGTCGATCTATTTTGGCGAGCGCTCTTAAAAGCTGCGAGTAAACCTTGGATCTGAGACTCAGGTAGATCAGCGCCGTTATTTTTTAGGATACCTGTAGGCATAGGTGTAGCTGCACTTACCGCACTTGCACGTTGTATATCGTATGCAGCTTTAATAGTTGTAGATGCACTCTGCAATACACCAGGTAGTAACGATTGGAAAGTAACGAGAGATCCAATACCTGCCATAGGTACGATATTGCCGTCTACAAAATAATCTTTAACCTCGGTGCCATATTGATTAGTTGTATATGTAACGCGGTTATTAGCGACCCACTCAAAGCCGGACGGTCTGCCGTCATCTGCATACAAACTCGTTACACGCCAATAAGCGACGGAGTAAAAAATTAAACTATCTACGGTTGCAGCGATAGTAACGCTGCGAGGTTGGCGTAAATCAGGTTGCTCTAACCAAACCGGAGATCCTAATTTTTCTCCTGTTGATTTTTTGTAAAGTGCAAGATCGATCGAGGAGATAACTCCCGCTATTAGGTTACGGCAGCGGCTAACGCTTGCGACCTGTAAAGCAAAATTACGATCGATACCAATACCGTTATATCCGTAAGCGCTATTAGTATTAAATGATCCATAACCGTAGGTAGTGTCCATTACGGCAGGTGCGTACTGTGCCTCTACACGAGGCTTATCTGAGCCCTTGAGCCCTAACGTTTGGAGTAATCCCATGGGAGGATTTTCCCAAAATGTCAAGCATAAAATCAGGTATTACGCCGCGTGTCTTAGATGTATACCTTGGCCTCGCCCATAGGTTGATTGAGGACGTGGACGATCATAGATAGCCCAATAGCTATATCGATCGGCCCTGCGGATTTACGCCTTACCAAACGCCAGCTCGCATCGCTCTCTTTTGCGCTGCAATTTTGCATATGTGCGACGAGCTCATCTTGGCCCGAGTGTACGAGCTTTTTATTGGATAGAGCTTGGTGTAGGTCTCCTGCAGCTTGGTAGCTCTTTTGCCCGGAGATGTCGCTTATGTGGATACCGTTTACCTCGAGGCGTTTAGCGATTGAGGCGGTCGTGTACTTGTCATAACAAACGGTCCGAGGATAAAACTGTTTGGCCCAATAGGCGATCCGGTTAGCCATATAAAGCTCATCGATAGCTACGTCCGAGTGAAAGACCTCGAGTACCGCAACCCCAATACGGCCGTCCTCGAGTAATTGGCCCATGACGAGCGAGCCATTACGCCTCGACGGTGCCACGTCAAAGCCAAACACGGTAAGCGGTCCGGGTACGAGTTTGAGGTCCTTATTGCCGGCCTCCTCAACGGATAAATGCGGCCACGGGCTCGCCGTAGACGAGATCCATTGACACAATAATTCGGTTTTTGTAGTTTCGATCGATTGAGTAGCGACGGCTTCAGCTAGTGCCTCAAGCGTTACGGTGTAGCCGAGTGCCGGGTTAGCCATGGCCCACGCTTTAGGATCATCGATACGAGCAAATTGCTCGGCGCTATATTCATAGTAACCAAGCGAGGCCGGAGGGCTCTCTAGGCATCTTTGTCTGAGAGAGTTAAGTACGGTACTAAAAGCATCACCGCTATTACTCGTTAATAGTGTTTGAGCGTTCGGCTTAGCTCGAGTTGTAGGAGTTGCAGCTTGGTACCCCTCCTCGCTGATCTCACGTAATTCATCGATATACAAAAACGAGGCCGACCGGCCACGGGCTCCGTCGCGAGTAGCTGCTACTACATCGAGGCGGTGTCCGTTTTTTAGCTCGATCGACTCCGTACCGTTAGCGTAGCGGATCTGCCGTACTTGCTGAGAGAGCTCTGAGCTACCCTCGATAGCGTAGGCCACTTGCCTAAAGGTGTCTAAAGCCATCGATCTATTAGAGCTCATAATAA